TAACGGAATCAGGAATCTTGACTTGATAAGAGGAGTAGCGATCAGAAACGGTAATTTGCCCTGACAGCCCTCCTCTAAAAACTGCCGCACCGCATAGCAACCTATCCTCATCCATGCGGCAGTTAATGAGGACAGCTAATAACCCAGTGCTATCCTTGAGAACCTTCATTAGTTAGGGTTGTAATTGGGGAATCCGGTACTAGAACCACCAGAAGCGTAGTAAGCAGGAGTCCAAAATATCTCATCTTGAAACTCTAAAGTGAAAGTATATTTCATGACTTCCATCTGTGTTGCTGGCATGGTCAAAGCCGTTACTTTAGATGCACCTTCCAGTTTTGAGCCATTGGGATAGGTAGCGATCGCGTACAATTCCCGATTCATATATATAGGGTCAAAGAATGTCCGTTTAACAAATTGTTCTAAAGCAATGTCACCGACGTACTCAATGCCTTCTACAGTAAGTTCTCTTTTAGTACGGACAATAGCAGAACTAGTACCACTACCAGATTGGGCGTGAGTAGTGTCCACCACAGTGGGACTAAGTTGAGGTCCAAGGTTGGTAATCCCTAATACAGGAAACATATCCTGAACTAATCTAGCAGTAGAGTTAGCTGCAATAGAATCTAAAAGAGGTGCAATTGTTAAAGATATAGTAGAACCACCTGATAAAGTAGCATTAGCGAGTAACAATACTTCTACTCGCCCCAATGGACTAGTGGGAGCAACAAAAGAAAGGGCAGTACCAGCAGCAATAGTATAATTAACACCAGTAGTAGCGGTAACATTAATACTAGTAGCACCTTCTAAAGCACCAAGTCCACAAGTCAAAGTAGTCACACTGAGATTGCGGTTGTTCTCTCCCAACATTTTTAAGTCAAGAGCAAAGTTTTGGAGAATTACGGTCTGAACCGGACGATTAGCTAAAGCCATTTATAAACTCCTAAGCAATTACAAAATAAATGTAAACAAAAAATTAAACACCGCGAGTAACACGGATTGCATTGTAAAAAGCATCAAAATCAATACTAGGCGCGTTACCTGATGAATCAGTGAGGTTAATTGCTGTGGTAGCATTAGCAACAGTCCCAGCAGTGCTTCCAAGACTACCATCGTAAAAATAGATGGTAGGGCGAATGGTAATTACAGAACCGGATTTTTGGTAAAGTAATCTAATTCCCCACATAGTAGGAGAAATTGCGGGTGGTGCAAACTGTAGTGTAGAGCTATTGGCAGTTGTACTACTTACAGTTGCGTTCACACTAATAGTGATAGAAGTAGTGCTATTGATAGTCAGCACAGTGTTAGGAGCAATAGTACCACCGCCAGACGATACTGTGACTACATCGCCGACACGCACATTAGCAAACCCGTTAGCAGTGGTAGTAGTAATAGTTGCGCTGCCACTGGTAATATTGCAAGCAGCAACAGTGAAAGTGCTAGGGGTGATGTTACCGTGATTAAAAGGCAAAAAGTAAGATTCTTCAGCGGTAACACCAGCACCGTCTACTTCTACTGCTGTACCTGCGGTAATTACAGCAGTAGTAGTATTGGTTGTAACAGATTTTGGTCTACTAAAATCTAAGTTAATTGGCATAATTTTTAAGTGGTTGTTATGTGACTATGGGGTCAAAAATGACAATCCTGCTTTGTTCTAGTATATCAGAAGTAGCGGGAATGTGTGTATAACGTAAGACTGGAAACCGTCTTTCTATCTTAGCGATCGCCGTTGGTAAATTAGAATTTTTTACCCAATTACGCAATAGAATTTCCCATTGCTGAGGCTTATATCTTGACCCGGCACTGGTAGCTTTAGCCGCAACATTAGGGGTTTCCTTGATCAAACATTCAAGCCCGTTACTTGCAGATGGTGGTTGAGATGAACTACCGTATACCCAGATTGAAGGCAACCCATTAGTATAAGTACCCAACTCAGTAGCCAGTAGCGTTGCCAGAATTTTTCTGAGGTCAATTGCCTTCATATTGCACCTGGTAAGAGTCTTTCAGTTCCCCAGTGTCCACAATGTCACGGGGTGAACCAACTACATCCCCACTCTTACGGACGGTGGTGCGTGGCCATTGCCAACGGACATCCTCAAGATTTGCCTGACAAGCTTCACCAAACCCTTCAGACATAGCCATAAAAGCTTGTTTGAAGTCCTCACTTTGGTTAAACCCGTCAGCATATTCACCCAAAAAATCATACTCATCAATAGCAGCACCAACCCAAGGACGGGCTGGGTTTTCAGAGCCATTAGAGAAAGTCGCGCCTTCATGGACAATCACTGCATGAGGGGCAGTCCATGCGTGGGTAGCAGTGAGTTTTCGGGGAATTTTAATACTTTTCCAATTAGCTACAACCATAATTATACCCTACTTGCTATAGTTAAACGACCCTCAATGTATCTTTTTCTTACTTCTAAATAAGTTGCAATTCGGTTTTGAGGCACAGGAATAAATTGCCATTGTCCTGTAACCATACTACCACTTGAATCAGTAAGTACAGCATCAGCAATTAATTGATAATTAAAAACCAAATTACTCCAATTACCAATCATCCTTCCCTTTAAATAAAGAATATTTTGTCCCATTTGAGCATCTTCAAACAAAGGTTTAAAATCCTTCTTAATAGATACAGAAGCTTGAACAATCACAGTAGAAACTGTTTCAATCCTATTCCCCACAGCATCCTCAACAAAATGACCATTACCCATTTGAAAGGTTAAGGTTAAGTTAGAATTAAAGGGTTCTAAATATCCAATTGTTTGGTTTACATAGGAGGAAATCATGATTTTATTCAGTAACTTTATTGTCAAATATCCAGAATTTGCGGGTGAAGAAACCAAGTTTAATTTGTTTTTACCAGAAGCACTTCTAGAAGTTGAACTGTACCATTGGGGAACTTTAAAAGACGTGGCAACTGAGTTATTGACCGCTCACAAAATTACCTTAACTAAACAAAGTACGGGTAGTGATTACAGTACGGGAGTCTTAAAACGCTTAGAAGTAGATGATGAGTCTTACAACATTGAGTTACAAAGTGTTCCCGATAGCTACGGACAAAGTAAGTATGGACTTGAGTACCAACGACTGTTAAAGATAGTCACAAATACCAGTCCAGAATCAGCATCACCAACCAAAGGTACATCCATGTTTGGGCTTCGGGGAAACAGCCCAATCAAGTGGTCACAGTCTAAATAACTGTCAACGCAGTGGTACTGTTGGTACTTCTAGCCCCAATAAACCGAGGGTCCATCACAAGAGGAAAGCCACGTCCCGCTACAGTGATTTTTTCTTGAGGTGGTTCTTTGCTGACGACTTCAGTACTAGTTACCAGCCCCCCAGCAAAGTTGTTAGAAGCAGTGGGAACAATCGCCCGTTCAATGTAGTTATCAAGAGCAAAAAAGTAATAGTCAGCAGGGACATAGGTTTTTACTTCTGTGCCTACACGACCTGAACCGCGCTGATAGTAAACCGCATCGGAAACAATAATCTCAATGTTGGGATTTTGACCACCACCTGCTAATAATCGTTGTCCAACCACACCACCAATTTCCTGTAAAGATGGAGGTGGCAAAGCAGCTACGGCACTGGCATTAGCTGCTTCTAAGGTTGTAATCATCCCTCTAGACCGTCCTACAATTTCTTTAGTGCTAGTTTGGTTTCTAAGGTTGTTAGCAGTTAGCCTAGACATAACAATATAAGGAGGAAATCTCTTAACACTGTTGTAGTAACTAGACAAGTGGCTCACCAAATCATCAATACCTGTAGCGGTAGTTGAAGCAGACCACACAGCAGTACCCGTCAAAGCAGATGGTAAATTTTCCGAAGGGATTTGACTTCTGTAACTAAGAACTGCTGACGCTCCTGATGTAGGGTCAGGATAGTTGCATTGTCCAGTACAAGCAATCAGCAAAGTCAACACAGTATGTAAGTTAATAACAGACTGGGTAAGCAGTGCAGGTACGCCTAAAAAGATATTTCTAATAGCTTCAGACGCTTGAGCGTTACCAGACATTGCCAAACGTTCCGCCTGTTGAGCAAGGTTAAAATCCTCTTCAGTAATCAATCTAGATTTAGCCAGTTTAAAATTACCAAAGGTTTCTTGAGTCACGCTAAGGCGTTCTACATCTTGGGGAATAGCACCATCAGTAGCTACCACATAAGCAAGAGTAGGAGTATAAGCCCGCATTTTGAGCAATGCTAAAACCGGATCACTATACTGAACAAAAGGGAAAAAACGATTCAAAGCAGGGTCGGGATAACCGTCAGCATAGACTTCACCAGTGCTAGAGACAGTTGCCAGTTGCAAGTCAATAGCCCGCTGAACCACGCCCGGTTGTGAGTTAATTAATTCAATAATTGAGGGCATAAATTACACCAAACGAATTTCAGGATATAAAGCGGCTAGTTGTCCATCCATATAAGGCAACCTAGACCCATAAACATCGCCTTCTAAGTAGAGAGCGTAATTCTGGCTTTCTCTGTACAGCAAATCAATAGGAACTTCAGGAGACAACATTCCTAAGTTTTCCGGTGAACTAGCAGCCACACCTATAGGCATACCCAAAGGCACGGATACAGAAGCTGCACTAATGGTGACAACATCTGTAACTGTGTTAACCGCAGAGATTGTACCTATAGCTGCGTTAGGAGCAAATACAGCGGCAGAAGCGGTAGAAGTACCATTACTAGCTGTAGTAGTAGCAGTAAAACTGTAAAGACTGGTAAAATCTTTTGCCCAAAAGACGATTACCATAGCAGGGGAAGTACCAGCCACCGATAAACCAGAAACCAGTCTAGAAGTATAAGAATTAGCAGCGATCGCTCCAATTACTTTATTAGCCACGTTAGTATTGGTTGCTGCCAATGAACCACCAATATCGCCAGCCACCACAGTATAAGTAACAGCAACACCATTGACGGTTACAGTGATAGTATCATTAGCAGCCCATCCTGTACTTGAGGATGAGATTGTCAATCTTACTGAAGGTGCAATGATAGAGAGAACATCAGTAGGTATGAAAATACCAGCAGTACCGACAGGGAAAGAAATACTGGTAGCACTAGCAGCGGTAGCAGTTCTAGTAGTCATACGGGGTAAAATCCGATTGCCCACCAACGAAGTTGAAGTACCACTACCAGCAAAGAAACCAGGAGCAAAAATTTTAACGAGCTTACGGATAGCCCCAGTAGATCCCGTTGCATAGGCTTCATTTAAGCGGGTGTATCGGGTAGGGGTTGTTTCTGTAGCCCGTGCTAATACAGGAAAAAACCCTGATAACTCATCGTCGTAAAGATACGACTCATAACGCATAGTCATAGTATTAATCTATAATTGGTTTAGATTGACCTAAAGATTGAATAATCTGTAAAGCCCGTGTTTCTAAATCAGCAGGATTAGACTGACCAGCATTGACAATAGGCTCAGAAATTGACTGTTTCAGATTAAGTAAAGGTGCGGTTCTCTTATTGATTAATTCAAGATGAAACTCAATATAACCCAAGCGATCGCTCTTGGTATGGTGAGCAATATCATTACTGGGTTTTTCAGAAAATAATTCACCAAACTCAACAGCAGCTAGTTTGCCTTCAGACACCAAATCTTCAGCTTTTTGACGTAAATCATAATAGCGAGATACCACTGATTCACGCTTTTCAAAAGTAGAAATAGCAGTGTTTTTTTCCTCAATAGACTTACTTAAAACCTTAATTTGTTCACTCAGTCTATTGTTTTCATTGGTTAACAAAACCTGCTTTTCAGACAATAAAACATTAGTATTATTAGCTTCTGCTAAAGCGGCTTTAACCGTGACTAATTCCAATTCAGTTTTCTCATTCATTTTTCGATTGGGGTTGAAATTGGGGTCTCCCTTAACTGAAATATCATCAAAACATACAAGAGACTTTCCGTATCCAACTGTTGGGTCCGCTGGTATGTCTTCAGAAGATATTTCCAATAGAACTATCTTTGTCGCTTCTAAGAGGGCTTTCTTTGTCAGCATAACGCAACCATCTTTATCAGTAGCGTATTCTGCCGGGGTGATAACACGGTATTCCTCTACGGTATATCCAAAGCTGATACCTCCAGAAGTACCATCTTCAATGTCAGACATGAATTGTTCTGCTAAAGCGTTCCTAGACAGCTTCACAGTTGCCATGCCGCGATCGCCGTCCAAGCCGACTTCAGTAACAATGCCGATTTTTTGACCACGTGCATGATTTTTGAGAAAAGGACAAGTTTTATTAGTAACCCTTGTCAAGTCCCAGCTACGAGCATCGTGGGATAATTGTTCATCAAAAACGACACTAGCACCTTCAGGTAAATCACCATAGAGAGAATATCTTTCACAGATATTACTCTTAGAAGAAAACGAGAATCCTAAAGTTCTTGCGTCCCGATTTAATAGCAAATCAGAACTTAAAACCTTAGTTAAGATAGTTTTATTTTTAGTTGTATTTGGCATAACTAAAACATTTAAAACTGCTTTTAGTTTAACCGTTAAACTAATTTTTGACTTAATTAAATCTGCGAAAAAAGCGGGAATCAGCGGTTTTCTTTGATATATTATTAGTGGTGTAAATAATAATATATCAGTCATGATTGTAGAACCAAATAGCTTTGAAACCTTGTCCACAGAAGGGAAAATAGGAATCTTAATTTATATAGCTCGTGAGAAAGCAGGAATGTCTAGGAAACAACTAGCAGCAAAAATTGATAAATCCGTCAACGTAATAATTGCCATAGAAGACTTGTTCAAAGAACGGGACGGCAGAAGACAGACCATAGCATTTAGTGAGATTGAATCAATTGCCAATGCTTTAAATCTCCCTATTCAATCTTTACTCCCAAAAAACGTATATTGACAAGAAAAAATCTAGCGACATTGAGGCGATCGCTAGATTCACGTAACCAGGTATGCTCATTACGATTGTAGCACATAAAAAAATCCAGTGATGTTGAAGTGATCACTGGACCGACTTGATAGTAACAAGGGGTTCTATTTTCATAATTATAGCACACAAAAAAATCAGTGGCTATAATTCCACTGATTCCGCTAAATTCACGCACTTGACTATATTATAATCTAAAGAGGAAATATGAACAAAAATACTGAGATACCAGCAGAAAGTTTCTTAAATACAGATGTAACCCTTAAACGTACAGCAATGCTATACAAAATACTTAATAACAGCAAAGAAGCATCAGCAACACGAAACATTGCCATTAACTCTGATTGCAACTATGAAGATTATAGCTTCAAAGAAAATCAACACATTGCTAACGAAATCACAAGACGCTTAAATAAAATATTAGAAGGCTTTAAACAGCAAAAAAGAGTCCAGCGTTTTTATGAAGCGTCTAAACTATTTGATGAACACAACTGAAAACTTAGGTAAATCACATTAACTTACCTAGACACAATTAAAAATATTTTATTTCACTGAAAATAGTAGAAGTATTAGTAGGGTACTTCTACTATACTTCCTAGTGGTTTATCGACTAGCTTAGACGTAAGTGATATAGCTTGTTGGGCTATTTGTCCTGCTTTGAGTAGCATACGTTCCCAAACCATCCTAAACAAGCCTTTACGTCTGGTCCACTTCCAGATAATGACTTTAAAAACTGGGGTTGGTTCAACAATCTCACCATCATCACTTAGCGTTTCAATAATCACATCACCATGTCCATGACAATTGCCACGAAAGTCGCCAGTAACATGAAATAAGGCATTATAGAACTGAACCATCATCATGCCACCGTGATCTGGCATACACTCAAAACTGGAAACATTCTCTGAATGTCTTAACTTCCAGTTAATCCTGTCCCTGCGGACCTGATCGAACACCTGATAGAAAATCAGGATCTTGGGAATATCAACCCGTTCTAAGAGCGGGGGGGTAGCCGTACCTTGTCCTTCCACACCATTAGCCACACCCCAAGCCGCGCCCTTGGGACGGGAATCAATATCAAACCAGAACAAACCCCACTGGATATGGAGTTTACGGTAAGTTCTTAAAGTGGTTTTATTATAAAACGCACCTTTCCAGTTGCTTGTCAAATAATCTTCTAAGTATTTGTGAGCGACCATGATATTCACATTCTGGTCCTTACTGCAAAGCAGCAGATTCTTCCAGTTGTCCAAATCCATATTCTTGGCATTGACTCCGTAATCAACAGCAGCCCGCCACATTAAGGCGTTGAGAATACCCATGTGAGTGAATAAAACCCGGTCAGTCAGGTCATTGGCGATCGCATAAGCCAACTCCCGAATTTCCGCTACTTCCTGTTCCGTTAAAATTGTTTCTACTACTTGATTTTCCATAAACCATGAGTTACCATTTAATTATGTTTAATTATGTGTATCTTTAAACCTTATTTCCCAACGCTGTAGCGGTTGACAGACATCAAACCGTTACAGCGTTTTTGTTTTTGTAACCATCACACCTTTAGTGTAACATAGTTTTTTATCCCTGTCAAGCTAATTGGCTGGTTATTTGCTGTACTTTTAATAAATTCTCAATATTTAACTACAGTATCTTACTGGCAAACATTTATATCAAGAGAATTTAATTCCAAAAAGATAGTTATTATCTATTAATAAGATAATGTAACCAAATATTTAAGCCCTTATTTTTCAACGCTTTCAAGCTTGACAAGAATATTTATGTTATAATATATTAAGATGCACCTTTACAAACTACTAAGTAAATCTTCTTTATTTAGTAGTTTTTTATTG